TCATCATCTTCCTCCTGCTTGTTAACACTAAAACATTCACCCCCAAGCTTGTTGGCAATCTGTTGTGCTACTAACAATACACCCTCAGCTTTAGAACCATCACAACTTTCTAACTTAATAGTAGTGTATATACCGTTAAACCAAATATCTGCAGTGTAGCTCATACATCCTCCTTATCTACTACATCTTTACTTTTATTATACGCTTCAATAACTGCAGGGTGTTTGATAATCTTAACCCATACGTCTTTATCCACGTTAACTGTAACGAAGTCACTAGGAGGATTATTTACAATACTTTCTTTAATCTGCCTAATGAGGTTGTCAATTCGTTCTTGTAACATCATTCCTCCCGTATCTCTCATCAAAGCTCTCTATCAACTCATCCAAACAAGGAATCATGTCATCCAAGCGGTCTAGTAAGGCTTCATAATATTCTACCAATGATTCTAAGTCTTTAGAGTATTCCACTAACGATTCTAAGTCACTCATATACTCTCCTTACAATAACGCCCTGCAAGCATCCTGTGAAGAAAGCTGCAGGGCTGTGTTATACTACTTTGTTATTACGTCAGAATTTAAGCCTTCTCCATTTTCAGAATGCCACTGTGAATGATGTTCTGCGCAGAGCCACATAACTTCTAAAGGTTTGTTGTAGTCACAATGATGCCCGTGTACTTTAATATCTCCACAGACTTCACAAGGTTGCTTAAACAACTTGCCATCTCGTATTGCGTTCCCGACCAAAACATGAGCACTACGTTTAACAGGATTTGACTCAACGTATTTTAATTTAATCTTTCTAACTATGTCTGGATTTTCTTTAGCATATCTCCTGCTTAATTCCAATCGTTCAGACCACTGTTCGTCAGTTAAATTAGCTTTACGTCTCCTGCGTCTATCTTCCTGCCTAATTCTATCTAAGTTAACATCCCTATGCTTCTTTCTTTCCACACAAATACACACTTTACACTTATTGAAAGAAGCATAGAACTCAGAGACAAGTTTTAACTCATTACACTCTTTGCAAACTTTGTACATATCAGAACGGAATTTCATCATCCATGTCACTAAAGTTTGGCGCTGGTTTAGCTTTAGACTTAGGAGCAGGTTTCTTCTCAGCAGGAGCTTCTTGTTCCTCTTCAGAAGCATTATTACGTTCAGCTTCATAAGCCTGAATAGCTTTCTCCATTGAACTACCTGCATAATTACTTGCAAGCTTAATTTGCTTCATGATGTTGCCACGTAAGAATTGTACATCATCTTTTGTAGCGTTATCAAATGTCACACAACGAGCTTTCTGTGCTAATGCAGCCACTGGCAGAGGTTGATCGTCATCGTCCAACGGAATCTCTGTAGCACCTTTGAAATTCACATTCTTGTAGATGATTGGATTACCTGCATCATCCTTCTTGTTGCTGTCTTTAGTTTTCACTTCAACAGTAGCCATGAAAGGCATATTCAACAACTCTTCTACATCCATGCTCTCAACTACTTCTGGCTTACCAACTGCTTTAGCAAGCTTAGTGAGAATGTTTGCTGGATGAAAACCCCATTTCTTACCTGCAATCGTATTACCTTGAGCATCCTTTGGAGGTGTAGCTGTAAAGTTAATACCTTTCAACTTACCTGCAAAAGAGTTATTCAACATCAAACGATAATGTTGTTCACCGATGTCCCCACCGTAGTCAACTTTATCTGCTACCAAATCTGCAAACACCGCCAATTGTTGACATGGTTTTTGTGGTTTGCAAATTGCACCCTCTGTACCTTCTGGAACTGCTTTACCATCGAGTTCATAGATATCATCACGCTCTTGTACACCTAAATCCACAATCAAGCTAATACGTGCCTTGCGACTACCTGCCTTTGGAGTTGGGTAGTTACGGGGTGTATCTGAGAAGTTTGTGTTACTTGCGTTAGCTGGTTTAAATGCCATTTTTAATGCTCCTTATATTTAATTAAGCCTTTACTAGAGGCGGGAATGCACATTAGGAACTACGAATGTGCTACGTTATTTCTGAAGTAGAATTATAGCATAAGTAAATTTACTTTACAAGCTTTTTCAATCGTTTATCATCGCAGTTTGTAATATACCGCAACACTTTACTATAAGCTTCTCTCATCTCCGCGGGGTTGTCACAAGAACCTAGTAAAGCATAGTCTTCAAACAACCTTGCTCTAACTATTTCGTCAATTATTGCTAACTCAAAGTAATCTTTCTTCTTGTCAAATTTTAGTTTCATTGTAATTCTCCTTTGTCATTTGTGCTTCAACAATCTCATCAAAAGTTTTCTCTTCAGGATGCGCATTAAACTGATAGAACATTGAACTCATTTGCAACAGTGCGTCCTTCTCCCACAAATCTACGTCAGAGATGTATAGTTTTGATAGGAGGTAGTTGTATTTATCTTCGTAGGAGTAGTTCATTTAATCATCCTCCATGTCAAATGCTTCTTGTGGTTTGTTCATTCTAGTTCTCCTCGTGGGTCATTATAACCTTCTATCCATGTTTGATGTTCATTTGTACCTACCTCGTATGGATTAACACTTGAATCATAACCCATCCAGAAAGCATGTTGCCCTTCTTCATGTATCTCTAAGTCACTTCCGAAAATCTCTGTTGTGCCCATATCAGTCTCCTAAATCTTCAATAATATCGTAAGGAATAATCGGATGGTCTTGGTGAATACATTTCCACTCACCTCTTCCAACACGTTCAAATATAAACTTTTCACCATACCAGAATCGTGTTACTCTTTGTCCTATTAATATGCTCATGTTTTCTCCTTAATAAATTTCTCGTGTATATACATACCAAGCATACTGCCACAACCTGCACCAGTACCTACCCATAGCACTAACCAACCCCAACCATGTTTACTAATTACAGTAATAGTCCATACTTCTAATGCTGCCATTATTAGAGACACTGGAAGAATTAGCTTGTAGTGCTTTCCTGATACTGATAATTGTTGAAAACTTTTAAGCCCAACGTAACACGCACTCGCAAAGAATGCCAGTAAATACATTAGTGGAGGGTTGGTCATAATAAATATCCACAACTATGTAGCCCTGCATCAATACTTTTATGAAACCCTGTAATGTCACGAGTGTTCATAATATAATACTGAATCAACTCCTTACTGACTCCTTGCTCAGAAGCATGTGTAGAATTGTTCCCTAAGTCTACTGAACGTCCTAATAACAAGATGTTGCTTCCTCCAGCTTCATAAATAGCCTTAGCCTCATTATCAAATCTCACATCAGAGAACACATAGTTCTTACCTTCTTCAAGCGAAGCCATTGTAAGCTTAACCCAAATATTTTCGTCTAAGCTACGTCCCCATTCTGTACCAAGAGTTTGTGCAGCTTCTCGCCAAGTAAAATCAAAACCACTTACGGGTTTTTCTTTGTCATCTCGATTAGAAGGCTCTGGCAAGCCAGCTACTAAGAGCATGTTCTTGAGGATAGCTGCAAAGCTTACTTCAACAAAACCATATTTTTCTACTAGGTATTTAGCAGCCGTACTTTTTCCACAACCTGCTTTTCCAGAAATGCCTATAATCATTCTATTTCTCCTATTTCATTTGTAAATCATCTCTGTTTGCAGAGCGCATTTTCCTGTTATACATAATCCAGTAAGCCAGCTCACTCTTCAAAGCTCGTTGGAGCTTTGTGTATTGTTTGACTGCCTTCTCAAATCGCTCAATGTCTTTATAGTGATTATCTATCACAGACTTCATATTTTTTGAGTATTGTTCTTTAAACTCGTCCTCACAATCAGATATGCGGAGTTTTACGTCTACAATTTCGGCTTTAATCTCTTTTATAGTATTTTCAAAGTAAGCTATGTTACGTTTATTCAAAGCCACTTGACTTTGCAAATCTGATAATTTAAGCATTTGTGTTCTCCTATTTGTTTGCCTGCTTGCAGGCTGTTCTTCAATGTTTGTAATGATAATCTGGTTCACTTTGGTTGTCAAGGTTTATTTAATAAGAAGCTTCTCAACTTCTGCAATATAATATTCATAATCAATATCTCCAGCAAAGTCGTTTACATTGTTACAAGTCTTAATTTTCCACGCAGTATCAATACCAAGTCTACGTTCTTCGCCACCCTCTTCCAATGGAGGCATGATTTTAACAAGCTTACCACCATCTTTACAAGGGTAGTAACGACAAATGTTTTGCTGTAATTCTTCTCTGCCATCCTCATATACTAATACAAGTCTACTATTTCTTGGTACTTTTGTCCGAAGATAGAAATCATACATGTTGTCATGATTCTTAATAAACTCTAATACATCAACACCTCTCAACATGTGAGCTTCAGCAGCCATAGGAATGATTAGAGACGAAGCATTCTTATTCCATGCCAAATCCTTATATTCAAACAAACCTTTACTCTTAATCTTACCAGACTTTGCATCAACAGCGATATAATTATTAACGTTTTTGATTAACATTTTACTGTAATCAACAAACTCTAGTTGTAGTTGAACCTGATTCTCCCATTCTTTACAAGCAGCGTAATACTCGTCCTCTTTGTCACGCTTCAATGCGACAGTAATACCATCTGTGTTAGCACCCACCATTAGAGTACCATCTATGTCTAACAGTTTCTCTATCAGAAGACACAGTGACAACTCTCCGTTAATTGTAATCTTCATGGTGTACATCGGGTCATAGAATACGCTGTACTGATTATTACTATTCCCGTAAGTAGCATTCAAAGCTAACTTCAACATTGCGTTCTCTGGAGCAGTCTTAGGAAAACTCTTACGTTGTTCATACACATCTTTGTAAATCTCACAGAACTTAGAACTCAAATGGTGAGGATACACATTATTACTAATAGCAATGTTGGGATACATTGAACTGACATCGCAATCTCTTATCAAATAAGTAATAGTTTCCTTAACAACTTTATCTTGCAAACTACCATGTAATCCACCTGTACCAAAGTCTAATCTGAATCCATTAACAACCACATTCAACGTCTCAGCTTCTCTCCAGCATCCATAGAATGACTTCTTAGGTACTCTAACCTTACGAGTTTTCTCTCTGCCTTTTGCATCGAAACACTTTTCAAAGACATGTTCGCCTTTATCATTGAGCAAATATTCTGTAGCAGCAAGCTCTACCTTCTCAACCCACCCTTTAGGATGTTCTCGCAGGAAAGCATCATACTCAGTTCTAGTTGGTTCTTGCTTGAACTTTTTCTTCTTAACAACCATCTCAGCGTACTTAGCAACATCTCCAAGATCATGTTCATCTAAGTCTGAGAACACACCCTTAGTTTCTGTGATTGTTTGCTTCTCAAGCCATTCCTTAATAGCAATAAACTCTGGACGTTTGAAGTCGTAATAACTAAACAGACAGTCTTTCACTTTAATACTAGAACGTTTCGTCTGTCGTACTTTACGTTTACCTTCAGAATCCTTTGTGTACAATGGAATACCTGCTTTCTCCAACTCCATCACAAAATAATCACCACCAATCTTAGCATCAGAATGGTTGATAAAATCACGATTGTATTTGTGTGTCAACTTCTCACGAAACTCCACTTGTGGAATACTGTGATTGTAGAAATCAAGAGTCATCTTAACGTCATGTTCGTTGTACTGAATCAATACATCAATTTCATCGTTTGTCAATATCTTACCAACAGGAAATGGAAGGTCTTCAATATTACTTGAACGCATGTTGAACTCAAGCATCTTCAAACTTGTAGCTTTAGCTTTATTGTCAAAGTGATGAATCTTGTACAAATCAATCTGTTTTACATATCGCTCATCTACTTTCACAGTGTTTGGAAACTGTCCTTTGAAACTCTCAATTTGTTTCTGTGCCAGATCATACATCTTCTTAGCAATTGTGTTACCACCTTTAGGGACTTTATTCTTATCTCGTAATTTCAGTAATTCATGGATGATGGGATAGTCAAATGACAATGAGTTAAATCCTATAAGACTATCGTCTTGGTTATGCAGATAGTCCAAACACTTGAAAATCCTATCAATCTCATTTTTACGGCTACTAACTTCAAATGTTTGTTTGAACTTTCCATCTGCACGAATAATACTAAATGTAAACGCATTAGGGAATGTTTCCAAATCCCATGCCCATTTTTGATTTCCCATCATTCCTCCAATAAATTACAATACACTGCTTACGCAGTGAGCTTACTCTTCAACAATTCTACAAGTGGCTCTAACACCAAATTAGCAGCTTGCTCCCAAGCACAATCAACATCCCATACAGGACTTGTTTGGAATATCTTACCATGAAAATCAAAAGTGTGATAATATTCCCCAAGTGAATTTTCCTCAGTGCTATTATAAACCAGCCCAAAAGATTCTGCAATGTCTCTCTTTTCTAGTTTCATAAACTACTCCCAAAGTCACCTACCTGAATATAAGCCTCATGTGAGTGTATGCTGAGACGCTTCATAACAACCTCCATCACAGCATTCTCAAAGTCTTCTTGAGAGGCAAATGTAATAGATTCTTGTAACTCATCTATTACCTCAAATCTTTCTTTAAACAATGTCTGTTCAAATCCATCATCACCTATGATGTGGTAACAATCTTGAAAACCAGTGTAATTCCTAGATTCCTGATAGACACTACCTTTTGTTATAATTCCTTCCATTGTCTCCAATGCTTTAAACTTTCTCATTGTTTAACCCCTTAATTAACATTTCTAAATGAGCTGCCATGTCTTCGTAGGCGTAAATCTTACCTCTAGTAAAATCTCCGTCACCTCTGTAGATAGACTCATCAAGACCTAGCATTAAATACTCAACAGCCTTCATCAGCATTTCCTCTGCTGACTTTGCAAGAGGCTTGCACGTTGGCATTGGTGGAGCTGGACGTGTTGGGCTTGGTAGTCCGTAGTTGATAACTTTAGATAAAGTTTCGTTTAAATCACTCATAATTCCTCCTCAACATAATAAGAGCTAGATTGTAACACCCCTTCAACATAGCTGTCAATAATAATCTTGCCATATTTATTTGTAAGCACTCTTGTCTCTTGTTGTGGCTCTACAGCTCCTTCTGGAAACAACGAATAAATATGATAGCTGTGATAGTTGTCACGTTCACTATTTAAAGCCTTTGCAGCAAATGCTACAGCCACGTCAAGACGCTCATAGATGCCCATGTTAGGATGTAGATAGGCTCCTGCTTTTATTGCTAAGTACATTTATTCTCCTCCAAACACCACTTCATGGTAGAAATGGCTGTAAGTAATCTCTTGCTTAATACTCTTCTGCAAAATAGCAAGTTGTTTGAGTTGCTTGCGAGTGCTTTTAAGCTTTTTGCAATATTGTGTCACAGAATTCTTACACTCAGCTTCTTCATCCTTTGACAAACCATGAGGTTCTTCTAATGTACATAAGACGTATCCTCTATTACTTTTATACAACCTGACTTTAGCTTGCAACTCATTAATACGTTTCTTATTATGAGCTAGTTGGCTTTGTAGTAAACTAATTGGCAGCATTTTGTTCTCCTTGTTTCAAAAGTTCTTTAGGAATCTTAGGACAACTATTATATTCCCACCACTCACTACCAACATACTCTCCACGACCACTCCACGTACCTCCAACGTACCAGATTGTACCATACAACTCCTGTACACCATCTCCTGAGTCATAACTGAAGTTGAGAGATTCTAAGAAAACTTCATACTCTTCATCTGTGTAACCTACCTTGAGTACCCTTTGATCTTTATATTCTTCATCGTAGCAATATCCAATTTGAATATCAACAGCTTTTACTACTTTGCCAACAGCTTTTACGTGTTCTAGAAATTCTTCTTTTGCGTTAGTGTCCATAATTCCTCCTAATTGGTTAGTAACAGCCCACATTTTAGTGGAAGTAATATGGGCTGTCAAGTGTTTTGTTAGAACGTTACAGCACCTTCGTCAAGAACAATTTCCCAAGTCTCATTATCGAGTGTGAACACATCAGCGATGCCAATGCTGTCTCCAAATCGAGTCTTGAGTACCTTGAGGCGTACACGACCTCGTGTGAAATCTGCGTTTATTTCGGGTTCTAGGGCGACAATATTCCAGCTAAACTGTTCCAGTGCAGCACTACCTCTTGCAGATTCTTTTCGCACATTCACCCAAAACGATTCACTCTCTTTACCCTTTGGAGGTAAAAACTGTTGACTATCAGAACGGTTGATATGAGAAACAACAACCAAATGCACATCATTAGCTGCACAGAAAGCTGCTAAATGAGTCATAGCAACGTCTAAGTCCTTACGTTCATTGTCACTAGCCAACCCGCTTATCACCGCAGAAATATGGTCAAGCATCACAAATTTACAACCTTCAGCCAACACCATGTGCTTAATTTTTGTGAGTAAATCAGCAACAGGGATACTCCCAAAATGATTTAACATAAACAAACGATCATTGCTAGTAATATCATCATAAACTCGTTTGATTTCCTCAACAGAAGCAACACTTGTTGGGTCACGCATAAACTTTAAGTAATTTACTTTCAACTCTGCAGCCACAATGCGTTGTAATGTCTCTTTATTACCCTCTTCCAAAAATATCATACCAATTTTGTGTCCATCTTGCATGAACTTGTGGGCTAACACAGACATAACCGTGGTCTTTCCTGTGTTCGATGGGGCGAGGAGCATTGTAAGTTCCTTCATGCGGAAACCATTCAACTTCTTCATGAAATCTGGAAAACAATCTACATAAACACCAGCTTCACGAGGTTTTATAAATTCCTCAAAAGTCACGCTAGAGGCTCCTACTACCATCTCTGGGGAGTATGGACGTTTTTCAAACTGAACTAGCTTTGCCAACTCATCACTCTTCCCGTCCTGCAGCATGTCAGAAGCATCTTTGTAAGCTGGCGGGGGAGTCACTGTCATCAAAGTTTGACCGTTACCTGACAAAGCACCTGCTACAGCGTGTCGTGCTTCCAACCCCTTCATGATATTCTTTTGCTTCTCTGCGGGTGTTGCTTCATCACTATCAAACATGATTGTCAGAGTAGGGTAACTTTCGACAAAAGCTTTGTTATGAATTACAGACTCAACAGCATTAGCTGTTCCCATCGGAATAGATACAACAGATGGTTCCATACCTTCAAACTTAGTACCTTTAACTTGATCTACTTGTGCCTGAAACACTGAGATGGCATCCCATTCTCCCTCAAGGCAAGTCAAGTTACTACGTTTGCGCTGAATTCCTTCTGCAACGGTCTGCCCAAACATCTTGTTCTTGATATTTACTACACCTACGGTTGACCAATGATACTTCTCTTCTTTGCTCTTACTGAGGTCTTGTTTTTTGTATCCTGTTACAATGTCCTTCTGATTATACGAAGGAAAATAAACAGCAATAGGAGTCTTTCCATCCTCTTGTGATACAGCCACCTTTACTCCAAACCGTTCAAGTGTCTCCTTACGAATCCCACGTTCAGGAATATCAAAGGCTTTATACCCATCAATGTCCTTTACAGTTTCTTTTGGAACATACTTCTCTCCAGCTTCACTCATCTCTTCTCCTTTACCTTGTTTCCAATATCCACTCATCAATAATCCTCCCATCGTTCAACATACCAAGGGTAATAAATTCCCAAAGGTTCTACAAGCTTTGCAGTAGTTCTCACTCTAGACTTCAACAGTCCATACACATCATGTCTTGGAAACTCTGTAATAAATACATGAGTCATATGAGAACCTGAAAAGCTACCTGCAGCATCTTCCCAACACATAGGCAGAGTTGATACTCTCAAGACACCTTTACTTCTGTACTCTCTGTATTGTTTATGAGTGTAAATGTCAGGAAGCTTTGTTACAGCTTCCCAATCCTTCACAAAGAACCATACACGAGCATTCTCATCGTTGTCTGCAATGTGCTTGGCATACTGAAACATCTCTCCAGTTGTTTTCATAATCTCTCCGTAAGTACCATCGTATAATCCAATTTCCTCTCAAACCTAGCCTTCCACTCCTTAATACTCCTCTCATCCTCTACAAGCTGCTTTAGAATCTGCTTGTCAACTTTTTGTTCAATCCCCGTCTTTAGTAAATGCACTTTGAAAGGTTTAGAGTCACTACAGCCTTCTTCTACAAGTTCTTCAAAAAGCTCCCAATAACTTGCTAGTAACATTCTACGTTTTGCTATTCTCGATTGCAATATGCTTATTAACTTTTGTTTGTTCATAAGTTCTCCTCAAGAAAACTATTGTATTCATCAGTACCAAACTCTAGCACATAATAATCATCACTCTTCCAAATAGAATCATACCAATCTTCTCGATACATCCAACTATCGTCTGCCCATACGAATATGTCTTCTAGGTTAGTCATTTCTTACCTCCATTCTTGGCAGCTTCTAATTGCTTCACACATTGATAATAAGTGTCTGCTTCAGATTTGTCAAGACGTTCCTCAAGAAATACAGGAAGGAATAAACTGACACTCTCGCTGTCGCGTTTTGTGATGATATCGTTTGCTTTGACAGTTACCACGATGTCGTAACTGTCAATATTTTCTGGAGAATACTGTCCCCACCAAGCTTTACGGGCATCGTCTGTAAATCCTGTCCCACAATCTGTTTTAATTATACCGTCTCTACTACCTAACGTCAAACTGCCCATCATACCTTTAGCTTTACCAGTACCTTCTGTCATACCAATCACTTTGAGGTCACATTCAAATTCAATCTTTAGTTTGATGCAATCCTTCGATGTACCATTAGACCAAAGAAAATATTTATCCTTGATAACAGCCCCTTCTTTACCTTCTGCAGTGAATTTAGAATAGATTGTGTAAGCTTGATCCAGACTCTTAACAAAGTGTGTGACTACTTGAAAAGCGTTAGGCATATCTGCTACAGCAATGTCGAGTTCACACAGACGTTCACAGTATTTCAATGGTGACTTACCAGCTTTGAAGTCTTCCACTGTGAGGCAATCCCAAGCTGTGAGTTCAAATCCTAAATTGTCTCCGACCTCTCCACCTTTGAGAATACTATTCAAAATACCATTGCCTGTTTTACGATCAAGCGGAACTCCTAACGTTGCAACCTCTCCATACACCAACAGCTCACCAACCACTACAAACCCATCAGGAAGCCCTGTAGCGAGTTTTTCAGCAAACTCCTTTGGATACTTACTACCCGCTCGTGTAATCGCTTCAGCAGGCTTTCCAGCCTCTTTGACAAGGTAACAAAAGCTCCCGTCCAATTTTTCTTGTACTAAAAACTCAGGAAGCTTATCAAACTTAGCTTTAATCTTGTCATCCATTAAGCTGCAGCGTTGGTATGGTGGAATAAAATACAAGTCTGGAAATACATTGAGAATCATTGTATCGCCAACTCCAGCTCCTACAGAGCGTTTGATTAGAAGTTCTAGGAGTTCTTGCCCTTCTTTGTTCAGGTTGTTGTGTAACTCAGTTAGTTTTGAAGATGCAAGATGTCCTGTTACTTTGCGAAATGCAAGCCTACCACAGACATTTGCAATTGTTCGCTGACTAAACTCTTCTTCACCAACAGCTCCACTAGCTACTACTTTTGTTTGGTAGTAGCTGAATGCAGGGTCGTAGGTTGCTTTCAAATAAGCCTTCAACAACTCATTATCCTTATTAGCTTGCAAAATAGCTATCTTGGCATTGCTGCCAGATGCTGTTTGTAACTCTTTAATAATTTTGTATAAACTCATACAACCTCCCCATTCTTGTCAACTGCTTCAAACTTACCAAACCCATTGTGAGTGCAACTAAAATTCTTCTCTCCAATATCGTCATAGAAGTAGACATCCTTATCACAGTCAATTCCAATAATTTCATAAACTTTGCCAACTGTACAATCTGGTGCTTTTCGTTCACTCTGTGTTAAATTGTTGAAAGCACTTCCTAAATATTTTATAAACATAATTCCTCCTCAAAAATAATAAAAGCCCTAGAACCTCAATAATAGAATGTTCCAAGGCTTTGTGTCAAGTTTTATTTAGTAACTTTGAAAACAGTGTTAATCTGTTCAGCAATCAATCGTGCAAGAATTACATGCTCTAATTGTGTAACGCCCTCTTCCATACGCACTTCCAAGTAATGAATCCAGCTACGAATTGTTCCATTGACGTATAATCGAGACATTGTGAGTCCTTCTGGAAGAATAACACGAGCTACTTCTTTAGCAATTCCTTTGTCAAGAGCCTCTTTGTACAATTGCTTGACATCATCTAATAACTTAGCCTGAGAACCAATCCACCATCCTTTGAGGATTTCATCATCAGTTTCGACACTGTTCTGACGATTCTTAGTGTCTTGCATTCGTAAGTCTCGAATACAGAAAGCTTCTTCAAGTTGAGTCACATCTGCGTATCGTTGAGAGAACTCTTGAAATGCAAAGCTGCGGTGACGTAGTAGTTGCCGTGCAATATCTCGTGGGCAGTTTACTTCTACTACAGCATTAGCTACCTCAAAAGGACTCCAGTGCTTATGTTTCATCAGATAGCTTGTAAGCTTTTCTGCCGTGTCCATGTTCATTTGATTTGACGGATTACTTACTCGTGCGCAATAAGCAATCAAGTCGTGTAACGTTTCCATACCTTCTACTACTGGTTGTGTTACTGCAATTAGTTTTGCGTTAAATGTCATTTAAACTCCTTTGTAATATAAATTTTCAGCAGATTTTCTTGCGCAACAAGCTTCAAAGAAATCTTTAAATCTTCCTAAAGTAACTTGCTTGCCTTGCTTTGATATAAAGGCTTTCCACATTTCCGTCTGCTTCTCCTTGTAGACACCAGCTATTTTGGATTTATTGTCAGTGCTAACTCTTTGATTAAATGATTGAACTGTCTTGGAAGACCATACGCAGTTATCCTTGCAGTAATCCATGTTATTATCTACGCGTTCAATTGATAATGTTAAGTCTTCTTTTTCTCCCATATCTTCTGCGAACTTCTGAAAGTTGTAGCGCCATTCCTCTGACACTCCTATTCCTCTACCACCATATCTGAAATACTCTGGATGTTTAGGATTATAACACCGCTGTTTCATATTGACCCAACAGTTGTATAGATAACATTCTGCCATTTCAGCTCTCCTCAATCTTATAATGTGTCTTATACTCAAATTCTGCAATAGCCAGTTCATGTTGCATCCAATTAAACCTAGCAACTCGTTCCTTAATAAACCTCTCAGCAAGCCCTCGCTTTGAATAAAACTTACTAATACGCTCCATTGTATTGCTGTCAATCACTACGAAGGCTAATTTGTTTTGAATTTCTTGTGTCATACACCCTCCTTCTCAAATACATCTGCAACACGAGTCTCACGAATTACTACATATTCCCACTGTTCATAGTTTATACACAGATCAGCATCTCTTACATACTTCTCATGCTCCTTAGCAGCTTCTTCGTTTGAATATGTTTGTAGCACAAGTTCCTCATATTCGAACCTACTGTCTGTTGCCACTACTACTGAATATGTTAGCATATCATTCTCCTTTAAAATGTATTTACAAGATGAATAAGCTCTGGCTTATGCTCTGGAAACTTAGTCTCAAATCGCTGTAGAGCTTTATTAATATCTGGAATAAACTCTGTGCGAATATCTCCATCGTGAACAGTGTACCCGATAAAGAAAATATCATCCATACCTAAATACTCAATCCACACATGACATTCTTGTGAGATGAATTCCAAACCATCTTTATGAGGGTCTATGATTCCTAATAAGTCATAATATTTTAGAAAGTCTATTAAATCTCCATACTTACTAAACGTTAATCCCACTCCTAAGAATGGTGTGTATTCTGTGCTCATATCACCCTCCAATCACAATAAACTGCCAAGGCAAACGTGTAGAGCCACATTCAAGTTTAACACTCTTTGGAGTGAATGAAGCCACTTTGCCAAAACAAATCTCCATATGGCTTCGCTTTACATAAGCCACTCTATCACCTATTTTAACTTCCTTCTTGTCTGCGTCTAGTATTGCCATGTCACACCTTCCGTGCTAAGATAAACTGGTGAAGACTTAACACTTTACGTTCAACAAGTCGTTTCTTACTGTCAGTATACTCGATAACACCAGAGTTATTACCTACTGATTTCACTTTATATTTGACCCACTGAGTAGGGAAGTATGGACTATTAGCTACTACAACGTCATTCTCAAATACTTGTGTCCCTAGAAAATCTTTTAGCATATCATTCTCCTTTAACTAACGTTAATATGTTCCTCTGCCACCATAACAGGGAATACTCTCATACCTGCAAACACCACTTTACCATCATTGATTCTAATGTAGTTGCAATGTTCCTTCATGTGCCATTCTAGCTTCATTGCACTAACATTGTCAAGGTAAAGTTTTGTAGGGTTGTCTGGATTGTTCTTCATAAAGTCTATTTTAGCAACTGTGATGACTCTTATTAGGTTTTTTGTGTTCATGTTCTCACACTTCCAAAGTTGTTACATTAACACCATCCAAACACTCGAAGTATCCATTCCAAGGTACTGAGTATCCTGTGATATTCTCCCAGTATGTCACTCTATCACATGCTGTCTGCTTATCTGTAAACACCTCAAGTAACTCATAGTTCCCACCATCTCGACCGAAACTGTCTCCTGTTGTGTACTCAGCCCAAACTAGGTAGATTCTGTCACCTTGAGAAATCTCTTCTTCAATGGCTAAGGTGTCGTAACCATCTTTTCCAACAATAGTAGCTCCTGTTATATAACAGCTACCTTCTGTCGAATCTCTACTCCAACTATCCTCAGGGTCGTACCCACCAATACTATAAGTTTCTACTTGCACATCAAATTTAATATATGTTGTCATTTCTTCTCCTTTGAAAATATAAGTCCACCAATACGGATATGTCCTGTAGCCCACTTGTGTTTACGAGTATTAAAGTAAATATAGCTGTCAGGAAAAATTGCAGACATTCTAATCACTTTAAAATATTGTGTCAAGAACTTTCTATCTCTCACTCTCTTAATCCCATGTCTAGCATATGGGAATTGTCCTTTGGCTAGTATCGTTTCGCAGATCGTTACACTATTCTTCCTAGCCCTATTAAGCACAACATCTGCAACAGCTCTCATTGTTACAAGACTTTCCCCTCTGCTCTCACGGTATAAGGTGTACTGCAAGCATTCTCTGTTAGTTGGATTCTTAATCATATTAGCCATAGTACAGCTAGAAACTAATAACAGGAATATGGCTAATATGTGCTTCATACCACCCCTTTCACCAAATCAGAAGGTTTGAAATACTTAATAAGCCCTACAACACTGTCCTTATCCGTACTCCACTCACACTTCACAACAATTTTATTCAGAGTATTCTCACCTGTCTTTGGTGGAAGCACCTTAATAACTTTAGCCCAACAATATGTGGGATTGTTTATGTGACGGTAGAACTCTCCTACTACTAAGTCTTTAGCTCTCATAAATCTACCACCATCTCTACAAACTTATCCGTATAAAAGCCTTCTCCCTGATTCACTTCAAAGATTTCATCATTCCAGTACATGCTATTAATTTTCATATAATAATCTCCTAATTTCTTGTTCTCAGCTTTAAGTGTCATTATTTCCAAGTTAAGCTGTAAGTTTATCTCGTTGTCAGCTTCAGCTTGGACTTTCAACTTAGCACTCTCAATTTGATATTGACGACAGAACTCTGTAGCTACTTCTAATTGTCTCTGAGAATCTTCTAACTCTTCACAAAAGCTCATCGTAAGCAACTTGCAGTGTACTAGCTTCATCTTCAAATGTTTCTACAGGTTGTTTCCAACCACAAGAACAGTCGTGGCTTATCTCCTCTAGTACAAAGCTCCAACTATCTCTGTCACAGTCATGCCCCAGTGTCCTATAGCTATAATTAAATTCCCTGTCACAATCATCTTTTGCAAAAGCATCTTTCAACTCTCTCTTGATACAACTCAATGTACTGTCAGACAGAGAGTCTTTATGCGTAATTAACATACTACAATAATCAGAAACAGCATAAGATGTTCTTCCGAGACAATATCGAAAGCTTTGTAAGAATAGTGTGTCAAGTTCTTGTTGTGTCAAAGTCATCATAAACTCCTTTGTTTTAACATTGCGTCTGCGTACTCGTAAGCCGCTTCTACATGACTCTTCATCATCGCACTAACATCTGAATATTCCGCAATAGTGTCCCAACAAATAGGCATAAGAGATTGCATAGCAAGCCCTGCAAAGTGGTCACGTAATGTCATAACCTCTCGTATTTCACCTGTTGGAGAAATTGTCATCATAGGATTTATTCCGAATTTCGATAATGGTTTCATACAGCCTCCTTACGTGTAACAGCATTATCCTTGTGTAATATCCAAGAGCTTCCCAACATCTCCTTAGCCTTCTCAAGCTTCTCAGCATTAGCTTGCTGGAGAGCTGCTACCTGCGGTAGCCCTTGCATGAGATTGGTAATTGTATTTGCATTGTCAGATGCAATCATACATTTATCCTTAAAGAAATTCATAATGCTCATTTATACTCCTTTGTTAAATTGAATTTGTTGTGCTTCATAACGTTGCTTGTACTCTTGCATCTTCTCACTGCTGCCCATGAATTCGCGTTTAAGGTTATATAAAGTTGCCACCCCAATGTTAAGCCTATGTGCAATGTCTTCATGTTTCACTTTCTCTGCCATCCATTTGTGAGCTTGTTGGAGGGATTCTGGAGGGAGCTTGAATTTTGCTCCTAATACTTTTCCAGAATCTTTAGCAGCTTTTAATCCATGCACGGTGCGCTCTATCAATAACTCCTTTTCAAAAGCCGCACAACTGACCATGAGGGTTAACATCAGTCTCCCTGTGGGGGACGTAATGCTAATACCATCTAAGTTCATAATTCTAAAGCTAACTCCGCGCTTTTGCAATACTTCAATTACAGAGAGGACATCTGAAGTTGACCTTCCAACCCTCGAAATTTCAGTAACAACAATTGTATCCCCTTCCACAACTTTATTCAAGAGTTTTTTGAAATTTGGTCTTTTCATAGCTTCAATTGAGCCACTTACGTTCGTGTCATCGTACCAATTCTCTTCAGGTATTGCAAAGCCAGCATCTTCTATACGTTTTCTTTGACCAAAACTGCACTGTGAAATTGAGGAAACCCTAGTATAACCATAAATCATTGTATTCTCCGTTGTTTTAGTCAATGAAGAGAGTGTATAGGAATTAAAAGGTGTTGTCAAGAGAATTTATTAAACTCCTCGCCCCATTCGTTCACATACACTCTGCCAACAACAGAACTAGGCTGATCTTCAATCCAGACCTGCACACAAATTCCCAATTCAAGCATAAACTTCTCTTTAGGTGCTCCACATGTGAAATATATACCATCTACAAGATGTTCCAAATCTTC